TGTCGCAAGCAGGATATGACTTGCGGCTATCAGAAGAAGAATTTTTGATTGTTGATAAAACGTCAAAGAATGGTCGCGCCAAAGTTGAGCTTGATCCAAAGAATTTTGATAGCACCACTCCGTATGAGGCTGCTCTTAATCGTAAAGATGGCAGTAGCTTCTTCCGTCTGCCTCCTTTCAGCTATGGTCTAGGACGCAGCTTAGAGCTGATCTCCATGCCATCCAACGTGATTGGACTGTGCGATGGGAAAAGCACCTACGCTCGTTGTGGCGTCATCATCAATGTGACGCCCATTGAACCTGGCTGGGCTGGTCGCCTAACGATTTCCATTTCCAATCCCACTCCTTTCCCGGCCCTCATCTATGCCAATGAAGGTATTGTGCAAGTGATGCTCCATTCCATTGAAGAAGTTGGACAGGCTTACACTGGCTCCTACCAAAACTCTGCTACGATAAGCTTACCTGCCGTTGGCTAGTGAGCGCTCTTGAAGATAATTTCCTAGGGCTGTGGCAAAAACGCAGCCCTTTTTTGCTGCTTGAACGAGAGTATAGTGACATTGAAGCATGGGAAGTTGACTACCAACAACGCTATGCCAAATCAAAACGCAGTAAACGCTATCGCCTAGATTTTGCCCATCCTGCTTCTCGCATTGGCATTGAAATACAAGGCGGAGTATTTATGCGCGGAAGGCATGTTACGGGCTCTGGTTATGAACGAGATTGTCGAAAGTACAACATTGCTTACACTAGCGGCTGGACCATCTTTCTGCTTACTTCCACCATGACCAAAGACCTTTTTTGGTTTGATCTAATTGCTGCTTATATTGATCAATCAATGTTGATGCTTCAGCAAGCAAATCATTAGCTGCCATCAAGTCGGTGTCACGCTTATCCAATACTTGCCGAAGTTGCATATTTTCCAGCACTAAACTTTGCAATGCCGTTTGCATGGAGGCCCATCCCACCAGCAAGTTACCAGCCACTTCTTTTAATTGCTTCATGTCGGTGCATTCTGCAATTGCCCTTTTGTTTACAGTAAGGGCAAATTCACGCTGTGGACTGTGTTCAAATGGACCCATAATGGTGATGCGGGTCTTGCCATTGTAAACCCTTTCCACTGGAATGCCGAATTTCATAGTGCCAGCAAGAACTCTTTAGAGTAATGATAACTTGCTAGTCTGCTCCTTAATTGACTTTGCTGCTTGGAAAGCCGAAATGATTGGTCGAAAATGCCGCATGGTACACTAAGGCGCCCCTTCAATGCTGTCATGACAGGACATGCCCAATGGCGCTGGTGCCCAATGAAAGGCCTGGTGTGGGAAATGAAGCCAATGCCCCAGCCTCGAAGCAATTGGCCTCAGGAGGCTAGCCAGTTGCTTCCGACGATGGTAAAGTGGCAGTTCGAGCAGCCTCGCCAATGACCTATTCAATTGCTGACCACCCACCAGCAGATCCCCTTGACGATGGGAAAAGCTATTTGCGTCTCATTGATTCAATGGGGAATAGCTTATCAGTTGTAAATGATGCACGGCAATCTTTCGACAAAGAAACAGAAGTGTGGAGCGAAAAAGAAGCTAAATTGCTTTACTATCTCATCCAAAATCACCATACAAGTCCATTGCGTGGTGTTGTTTTTAAATGGAAAGTGAAGGCACCATTATTTATTGCAAGGCAATGGTATAAGCACACGGTTGCTTCTACTTACGTTGATGATCAGCTTGGCTGGAATGAGAAGAGCTTTCGCTATTGTTCAGTGGATGACAAGGCAGAATTCTACATTCCAAAGAATTTCCGCAGCCAAGCGCTAAGCAATCGACAAGCCTCTGGAGAGCCCCTGCTGTCCAAGGACCAAGCACTGGCCCTGTCTCTCTATTCAAAGGGCATAGAGGAGGGCAGGCAAGCCTATGACGCGCTTCTAGCAATGGGAGTGAGCAAGGAACAGGCTCGTGGCGTCATGCCTCCATGCCTGTACACTAGCTTCGTCTGGACATGTTCCTTGCAGACGCTGCTTCATTTCATGGACCTTCGCATTGGGGAAGGCGCCCAAGGAGAGATTTCTGCCTATGCGCATTCTCTTTATCACCTTGCTTTTCCCATTGCTCCTGAAGTTTTCACTGCTTCAAAAGACACTCGCTTTTCTTTGTGATCATGAACGACCCCATCAACCCCAACCACTACAAACAAGGTGGCATTGAAAGCATTGATGCCATCAAAGCCTTCATGAGCGAAGAGGCATTCAAAGGCTTCCTTAAGGGCAACTGCCAGAAATATCTGTTTCGCTATGAGAAGAAGAATGGCATTGAGGACTTGCGTAAATGCCAGTGGTATTTAGAGCGCTTGATTGAAGTGCTTCAAGAAGAGAAAAACATGGCAGATTACAATGCGCTGCAAGTAAGACAAGGGCCACCAATTGCTTTCTGCAAGGGCTAAGCAGCGTACATGGTTAAAAGGGGCAATCGAGCCCCTTTTTTATTGTCCTCATGAATGGGCAAAGTGCGTTGCGTTGCTTCACACCATGCTTCCCAATTAGACAAATCAGTGTGTGCGCTTACAAAACTATTGGCATGCACCCATGCCAGTAACACTTCCTCCCTTTCCTTTGACCAAAATTCTGTAGGCCTCCACCATTCAAAAACTGGCAAACTGCCTTTTGATGCGTTACAAAGCAAACAGGACGGAATTGAATTCCATTTTGCAAAATGCGGCCCTCCTTTACTCTTTGGCACAATATGATCAATCGTTAATTTGTCGTTCCATTGCCCGCAATAAGCGCAAGCGCAATGACCAAAGGGCCCTTTAGTAGCAAAGTCTTCAAAGATGCTTTTACGAAATCGACGTTTAGCCTCACCAGGCCGCAGTTCTGACAATGAATGAAGAAGCTCGTTCGGCCCGTTCATCATTCCCATAGCAGCACCAAACTGTCTGCCCATAGTTTAGCCACCAAAAGCTAGCCCGATGGCGGTGTAGAATAAGAGAAAGAACTGCTTAAGATCGTGAAGGCTTGGCAAGAGGGTTTTGCTGCTTTTGCGGCCACACTAACGGCAACAATGCTCCTTGCTAGCGGGGGCATGTTAGTTGCAGTGAGCAATCAACAAATGAAAGTATCAGTGCAAATTGAAAGTATCACTGAAAAATTAAGTAGCCTCACGGAAAGCATGAAAGGCCTCGAAGGACGAGTGCGAAATTTGGAAATAAAGCGCTAAGCTATGGGCAAATGTTTTTTCTGTCATGACTCCTGCTGAACTCATGCTCATTGGTGGCATTGTCGTTGGCGCCATTGAAACCATCATTGCAGCCCTTCCCATTAAGCCCAACAGCACTGTTGAGCTTGTTCTTGCCATCCTTAAAGCCATCTTTAAAACCAGCAAGTAATCATGGCTGAACCTGTTCGCCTGTCTGAATTGTTTAAATACTACAAGCATGGCCTGCCGTATCAAGATGCGGCAGTAAAGATGCTTGAGGAGAAGCTCATGGCGGCCTATCCCGACCTTATGTCAAGGGATCAGGAATGGTTCAAAGTGTGGAGTCAGGCAGGCAAGCAGACAGCTTCTAAGAATTTGGTGCTTAATGTACCATACGAATCACAACGAGACAATAAAAGTGGAACAGGCTTCAGGGAATGTTTCAGCAGCAGTGCTGCTATGGTGGCAAAATTCTATGGAAAAGTGGGCAGTGATGATGAATACAATTCCATTCGCTCTCGTTTTGGTGATAGCACTGATGCTTCCAGTCAGCTACAAGCGCTTCAGTACGTTGGCCTTCGTGCTCAATTCAAACAAAATCTAGGCATTGCCGATCTTGAAAGAGAGACCAGCAATGGCCGTCCAGTGCTCACGGGATGGCTGCACCATGGCTCCTACCAGGCGCCGTCTGGAGGCGGCCACTGGAGCGTTGTAGTGGGCACTGACACAACGTCCGTCATCCACAATGATCCCTATGGCATGGCTGACATTGTTAATGGAAGTTACAAAAGTGCTCAAGGTGGCAAGTACGTTCACTACAGCAAGCAGTATTGGCTGCCTCGTTGGCAAGTGGAAGGGGCCAACTCTGGCTGGGGAGTGCTCATCAATCAATGACAAAGGCTGCATTGATCAATGCTTTGCTTTATGAGCTTGCAAAATGGCTCATCCAGCACAAACCAGCCCTTGCCTTTCACCCATTGACGATACGCTTGCTTGCATGGTGCAGGCCAGATTGGAAGCAATGGAAAGTAAGTGAGACAATGGAAAGCGTAGACAGCCAAGCTGCTGCCTTGGTTCAGCAATGGGAAAAAGATGACAAGACAAAGCAAGCTATCGAGTTGGTTCAAAAAGCTCAGCAATTATTCCCAGATGCAATAATTACCAGCATACCAAACGCGCCTATTCCTTCCGTAATGATTGAAAAAGAATCGGCGTCAAATGCAAGCGATGGAGTGAAAGCATTGGGAGGCGAAATGCGTATTGCCTCCCTTTGGTCCATCGACAATAATTAGACCATTGGCTTTGGTGAATACGCCTCGTCATACTCAGTGCCAATGGAAAGCATGGCCTCGCTTACATTCTGAGGGGCAAAGCCACAAGCCATCATGAATTGATAAAAGGCGCGGCAAAGTGCTTTTGGACTTTCTCCGCTGTAGGTATGATCAATTTGTTGATACGAACAGCAGTCTCTTAACACTTCGTTGCAATTGAAACGATGGGAAAAGGAAAAAGAATTGACGGACGCCATGACAAAGAAAAAGGCCAGCCCGTAGGCTAGCCCTGCATGATGCGCTTGTCAATCAACCGCGCCCTTGCCCTCTGGTTTTCTTGTGGCCACGTCGTAGAGGCCTGGAATTAGCCCCTTGCCCAATGGAAGTGGTTTTTGGAGGGCCTGCTTGATGCTCGCGCTTAAGGGCGCCACTGCCGCCTTTACTCTTAACTGTCAATTAACCAGCCTCTAAAAAGAATGGAACGCCTCCAATACTAATGGGTACGAGAGCATTAGGCGTGATGCCACTTCCTAAAACCATGCTTCCCCCATCAACAAAATTCTCCACCGCGAGGCCAGTATTAATGGTGACCGTGCTGGTGGTGAGGCGAAAATTACCACCTTGATAGTCGTGCGTAAACAGGGCGTCAAACGATGGCGAAGGAGTGGTGCCGCTTTGACGAATGAACACTGCGCCCATCCTGCCAATGTTGTTCCATTCGCCCGTAATAGAGTCGCCCGTGC